AGCTTTCGCTGCACAAGGACAACTCTCAGGTTTGTATCAAGAGATGGGTGGCGAAGAAATGCTTTCTGCACAAGAGAAACTGGGTGCCACCTTCGGCTTTGATCCTGACGCCAAGAAGAAACTGGAACGTCGCCGTGCCCAACGTGTCGGAGAGTTCCGGGCTGGCGGCTCCTTCGCCGGTACCAGGGGAGCCACCTCTGGGGTTGTAGAAACAGGTCTTGGAACCGCCCAATAGATACCCCTTGCAAAACGGGTAATCATCGTGTACGCTTCTAATTGTTACATCAACACAGCCATCACGAACCTCCAACGTGGTGTGGGTAAAGGAGTGAGCCATGTCAAACATCACTGATGATTATGACGACGAGGCTGGCGATCAAGCCAAAGACCCTGTTCGGTCACGAATGAAGAAACTCGAAAGAGATCTTCAGGAACGTGACAAGCAACTAGTTGAAGGCCAAGCAGCCCAACGCGAATTGGCGTTTTTGAAAGCAGGAGTTCCTGTTGACAATCCAATGGCCAAATATTTCGTGAAGGGCTACGACGGCGAAATCAACTCAGACGCTATTCGAGCAGCGGCTCAGGAAGCGGGTCTGATAGCAGCGCAAAAGGCAACCGACTCTCAAACACAAGGAGAGCAGCAAGCCTGGAACCGTTTACAAAAAGCGGTGCGCTCTGGAGACACAAGCGAACCTGCAGTCGATTGGAACAGCAAGATGCGCAAAACCTCAAGTCAAGAAGAAGTGATGGCGTTATTGGCTCAGGCAAGAGAAGAAACAGAAACCAACTAGCCTGCAGGCCCCCGGCCTGTCGGGGAAAGAATAACAGGACATGGCATACACACAAGGAAGTTCACTCTCCGTCGACCAGACGGCATTTGATCAAATCGCGTATTTCGCGTTGCGATCAGAGCTGTTGTTTGACGCAGCGGCAGACGTACAACCAGTTGCACAATCAATGCCTGGAACATCAGTCAAGTTCACGATTTTCAGTGAACTGGCAGAAGCAACCTCGACATTGACCGAAACCTCGGATGTTACCGCGGTTGCGATGGCAGACAGCCAAATCGAAGTAACGCTTGCCGAATATGGCAACGCAATCAACACGACAGCCAAGTTGCGTGGAACATCGTTCCTTGACGTGGATACTGTTGCTGCCAACCTGATCGGTTACAACGCGGGAGCCTCAATTGACACTGTGGTCGCCAACGTTCTGAAAGCCGCATCAAACGTCGTTTTCGGTGGTGGCGGTGCAACAACCCCAACATCAAACGCAACGGTTGAAAGCTCAGACATCCTTGAGGCCAATGACATTCGTATTGTCACGGCAGCGTTGCGCAAAGCAAGCACGCAGACGTTCAACGGAATGTACATGGCGTTCATTCATCCAGACGTTTCGTACGACCTTCGCCGTGAAACCGGTGCAGCGTCGTGGCGTGATCCACATGTGTACAGCAACATTGGGCCAATCTACAACGGTGAAATCGGTGCGTTTGAAGCCGTCCGTTTCGTAGAGACGCCTCGTGCTCCGCTGAACCTCACCGGTGGCTCAGCCTCAACGGTTGACCTTTACCAGACGCTCATCATGGGTCGTCAGTCATTGGCGAAGGCTCACTCAATCGTCGACGGCAACGGACCATTTCCGAAGGTCGTTCGTGGTCCAGTGGTTGATTCGCTCATGCGTTTCAACCCAATGGGCTGGTATTGGTTGGGTGGCTACGGAATCTTCCGTGAAGCCGCACTCCGCTCAATCAACTCGTCCTCATCGCTCGGCGGCGCATAAGCCGAACCGATTGAAGTAGGTTGACGAACGTAGGGTCGGGTAGTTCCCCTTCTACCCGACCCGCGTTGCGTTAGACTGTTGGCATGGCAACGTTTACTCCACCGACAGACAATTTGGTTCAGTACGCCAATCGAAATGATTTCAGCGTTGAGCATCGACTGTTCAAGTTTTTGGCTCCGACTGCACGCGGGCGCAACGTTTTCAAGTTGGATGACAACTCGTATACGGAGAATCAGCCAGCGAATATGACTACCGTAACCATCACGTATCATGGCGGTCATGTTCACACCGTTTCTGCCGCCGAAGCCTCGGCGCTAACCACCGCGGGATATGGAGCAAACTTGACATGAGTTTCCAAAAAGAACTCAATCGACTTGCAGGCACCGACGGCTTGGAGGCTCAGAGGGCTGCGAACGTTTTGGCTGGCACTTCTGGTCGAGAGTTGCTGTATGCGTTGAACGAGATTGCCGGTACTGAGGGCAAAGAGTTCAATGGTGTTATGAAACTGATCTCACTCCAAAACGGTGGTGACGGTACGAAGGATGCAAACATTTTGTTTGCAGAACTTGAGTTTGGTGACATCAGCATCGGCGGTTTTGATATTGTTCTTTTGGCGTTCAGTCAGTCGTTTACTGGTGGAGCAGCGTTCTATGACGGGGCAGGGTTGAGTTACTGATGATTCACCAAGGGGTGCATCCAGGTCTGGATGTTGAGGGTTGTTGGAAGTGCAAGATAGCCCATTTCAGGGTGTCGGCCGAGGCTCTACCTACACGCAAACCTGAATCCAAGCGGATCATTGAGAAAGAACGCGTACTGGACAAAGACCTGGAGGCTTACAGCCGGTTACGTAAAGACGGTCAGCAACCCAAGAACATTGATGGTGCTGCGACTGTTGAGAAACGGGCTGAGGAGAACTGGCAGGTTGCCACGGGTATTCTGCCTGACAAATCCAATATCGTTAGCTGATGCTACTAACAATTTATGTGCCGACATACAATCGGCCCGACATAGAACCGTGTCTGGCTTCTATCGTTCCGCAACTTGTTGACGGGGTGGAACTCATCGTAAGCGACAACGACCCGAAGGGTTACGCCGAACGGTTTGCCAAAAGGTATCCGCAAGTGCAGTACAGCAAACGTCTGAAAAACATTGACGGCGATCCGAACGTGTTTCGTGGTGTCACGCAAGGTACTGGCAAATATGTTTGGGTGTTCGGTGACGATGACACGATGCTGCCTGGAACTGTTGATGCTTTGTTGCCGATGTTGGATGGTGTTGATCGGGTGTTGCATTACACGGCCAAAAGCGGTGAAGTGACCTCAGGGTTTGATGGGTTGATTCGAGACTACATGGATGGGTTGAAAGATAAATCTGTTTTGGTTGCGTCAACAACGGTGACTTCTACGGTGTGGCGCAGGGCTGCCATGGACTTGGGGTTGGGTTTAGCAAAATTGGATACCAGATATTCTGTGGCTTGGGCCAGTTTGTGTATGCGAACAATCAAGGTCATGCCGACACCCACTCTGACCATTGGTGCCATCTATCGTGACAACGTGTTCCCGTATTTTGAAACGGTGATAGACGAGTACCTGCAGGCTTGGAGTGCTGCCGTTGGTGCCAACACAATAGGTTTTGGACAGGCAAACAAATGGAATTTTGTGAACGTCGAGTCGTGAACTATCAGCATTGGTTCGGCACCGATTTGCCGCAGTACGGTTACGGGGCAATGCTTGAAGGGTTCAAGTCTGGTTTGCCTGCCGATGTTGAACTAAACAAAAATGCTTCTGTTGCAGTATTCATGTACGATCCGTCACGGTTGATGGGCTTCTACAAGGGCGCGTATCGGGTTCTTTATACGATGTGGGAAACAACCAAACTACCGAACAGGTATTACCGGTGGCTCAGTTGTTACGACAAAATCATTGTTCCCTGCGAACACAACCGTGAACTGTTTTCCCAATATTCGGACAATGTTTGTGTTGTGCCGTTGGGTGTCAATGTCGGCTATTGGAAACCGACACCTAGGCCCACGAACAGCAGGTTCAGGTTTCATGCTGGTGGGTCCATGTGGAGACGTAAGGGTTTGGATGTTGTGGTCAAGGCTTTTGAGTTGGCAAATGTTGATGCCGAACTACACATCAAAGTTCCGTTGGAACGGTTTATCCCCAAAAGAAATTGGCCTTCAAACATCATCATCCATAAGGGCTACATGGATAAAGACGAACTTCTCGATTGGTACAACAAGGCGGACTGTTTTATTGGGGCAAGCCGCGGTGAAGGGTTCGGGTTGATGCCGTTGCAAGCCATGGCTATGGGTATCCCAACGATTATTACTCCGACATCTGGGCAAGCGCAGTACGCCCACCTTGCATCTGTTGTTATTCCGGTAACTTCACAGGAGAGCACGATTCACGAGATTGTGGACTTTGAGGGCTGTTTAGACGAACCCGACCTTGACGCGCTTGTAGAGGCTCTGAGACGGGTCTGTGGGGCTTCTGACGGGTATCGGGCTGAGGCGTTGGGGCGGGTTGGTCAGGTTGCTGAATACAGTTGGGTGAACTCTTGCCGCAAACTACTGAACGAGCTACCCGTCGGCCATCTGCTTGACCAGCCCACATTCGAGAAGGTTTTGTGTTATTTCAAAATTAGGGTAAATCGCAAGTGTGAGGCTGGGATAAACAACGATCACTGGGATTTTGTTCCAGGGGTTGATTACACTGTAGGCAATAATGTTTATGATATTTTGGATAAAGGAAACCGCATTGAGTCTTTTGAGGTCATAAAGCAGGCCGATAGGGTACCCGTTGGTGTATTGTAGAAAGTGGGAAAACTATGGCAACCAAGAAAACCAAGTCAAAAGTGAACGCTGCTGGCAACTACACGAAACCAGAGATGCGTAAACGTCTGTTCAGCAAAATCAAAGCCGGTACAAAAGGTGGCGATCCTGGTGAATGGTCGGCACGCAAAGCGCAACTGTTGGCTTCGCAATACAAGAAAGCTGGCGGAGGGTACACAAACTAATGGTTTTGGCTAAGTCGCAGAAGTCGTTGAAGGATTGGTCGTCGCAAAAGTGGCGCACCTCTGACGGCAAGCCATCGAAAGGTAAGAAACGTTATCTGCCTGACGCCGCGTGGAACGCCCTGTCTCCTTCGGAGAAAGCGGCAACCAATCGTGCAAAAGCCAGAGGTAATGCTGCGGGTAAACAGTTCGTGAAGCAACCTAAAAACATAGCAAAAAAAACGAAAGGATACCGATAATGAAATATTCGATGAAAAAAAACAAACTTGCTTCTGCGGCTAAGCCGAAGGACAAGGTTACTGGTGCAGATTTCAAGACTCTGCGCAAGAAGACAAAGAAGAAAAAGTAATGGCCAAGTCGTCAAAACATTATTTGCCTAGTGGCAAAGAGTACAAGGGTGCCACACACAGGATGGACGGCCAGGTCCTTACCGGTGCCAAGCACAGCGCGTCAAGTAAAGTCTTGAAGCACGCTAAGCCAAAGAAAAAGTGATGGCAAAGACCGCAGCATGGCAACGCAAGGAGGGCAAAAACCCTTCGGGTGGTTTGAACGCTAAAGGTCGTGCATCATACAAAGCCCAAACAGGTGGGACATTGAAGCCACCGGTGTCTGCTGCCCAAGCAAAAAAGTCTCCCAAGTCTGCTGCTCGACGCAAATCTTTTTGTGCTCGCATGGGCGGTATGCCAGGGCCGATGAAAGACAGCAAGGGTCGCCCAACCCGTAAGGCTTTGGCTTTGCGTAAATGGGACTGTTGAGTGGTGTATCCTGAAACGACGGGGGAGAAGGCGCAGAGGCACCGATGACAACAGCGGCAACGATTCTGAATCGTGTGTCGCAGCAACTTTTATCAGGGACCGTAGAGGAACGTAATAAACTTGCTTCGACCATCACAGATAGCGACACGTCTATTGTGCTGTCTTACGATCTTGGCGGGTATCGCAGTGGGTCTGTATTTGAACTTGAATCAGAACTCATCTATGTTTGGGAAGCGGACGCGGCATCCAAGACGCTTACCGTTCAACGCGGGTTCAGCGGCACGACAGCAGTTGCGCACTCATCCGGTGTATTGGCAACCCTCAACCCTAGGTTCCCCCGTGGACAGATGTTCAACTCGCTCAACGCCGAAATCGATGATCTCTCATCCACCTCAAACGGGTTGTTCAAAGTTACCACAACCGATCTGAGTTACAACGGGTCGGATAGACAAATCAATTTGACGGGTGCAACGAATGTGGTGGAGTTGATTGATGTCCGTTTGCGTTACCTTGCCGACGATTTTCCTGTGATTCGCGGTACCCGTCTGCAACGGGATTTGCCGACAGCCGATTTTGCGTCTGGGTTCGCCATTGTTATTGATGATCCGTTGATGGCTGGCACTTTGCGTGTGAGGGTGAAGACACCGTTTACTCGTGCGTCTAGCGAGGCATCAGATTTGACTACGGTGTGCGGTGTGCCTGCCACCTGTGATGACTTGGTTGAGTTGGGTGTGACTATCAGGATGATGGCTGGCCGTGAGGTGAAGCGTTCGTTTATTGAATCGCAGGGCGATACTCGTCGAGCCGATGAGGTGCCGTCTGGTTCTGCACGCGATTCGGTGGCGAACCTACTTCGTTTACGTCGTGAACGCATCACGGCTGAAGCTGGGCGTTTGAAGGCGCAGTACCCCATCCAGTTTAGGAAGTAGCCGATGGCCTACTTAGTCGATTTTTCGTCGGCGTTCTTTCCTGCCCCAGCGTTCTATACGGGTACCGGGGCTACACAACTTGTTCCTGATGTGTTCCCTGTGGCGATCAATGGTCGCCCTTACTTGTTGGATATGGCATCGAATCAGATGTCACGCCAGTTTGATTCCCGTGTGCGTGATTCGGTTGACCAGTCGGCTGAGCCTGGTGAGTCGGCGTTGAACCCGCAGGGGTTGTGGCGTCGTTCGCAGTCCTCTTGGCATTATGGGGCTGGGCAAGAGTATGCGGATAGTGCTGAGCCAGAGCCGTTCAGGTTCTTTACCAGTAAAGGTGTCTATGTTTGGGATAGGAACAAGTTGACGTTGTTGCCGGACACTTCGCAGAAGTATTCGTCTGCGAACAGCAACCTGTATCTTGCTACAGCCGATACCCGCCTGTACATTACGGATGGTCAGAACGTCAAGTTTTCTACGAACTTGACAGCGTTTACGACGGTGACTAGCACTAACGCATCCAACTTGTTTTCGATTGCGTCTGACGGGTTCAATGTCTTTTTCTCGTATGCTGACGGAGACATAGATCAGACGAACGCTGGCACGGGTGCGGCATCAAATTACATTACGGGTATTGAGGCAGGCTATTTGGCGTATGTCAAAGGCCGTCTGATGGTCGCTGGGCAGGGTGTGGACAAACACAAGATTTGGAACATCACAACCACCCCTGGTTCATCTGCGAACAATCCAGGTGCCTTGTTCACGCATCCGAACACCGATTTCAACTGGGTGGGTTTTGCTGCTGGGCAGAACCAAATCTATTGCGCAGGTTACGCAGGCAACAAATCCTTTGTGTACAAGACGGCAATCAAGGCTGACGGTACGACTTTGGATATCCCGACGGTTGCCGCCGAACTGCCATTGGGTGAGATCATCACCAGTATCCACGGCTATCTAGGGTTTGTGGCAATCGGATTGAGTGACGGGTTCCGACTCTGCTCATCAGATACCGACGGAAACCTTGTTGTCGGCCCCAAAATTGAGACAGGTTCATCGGTTGACGAGTTCGCCGGTGTCGGACAATACATCTATTTCGGGTACAAGAACTTTGATGGCACCTCAACAGGTATCGGACGCATGGACATCTCAGTGTTCATCTCCACGAACCAGCCTGCTTACGCCTCAGACCTGATGGTGACAGGCCAGGGAGCTATCCCCGATGTTCACGAGTTTGATGGCAACCCAATCTTCACGGTTGCAGGTTTAGGTTTGTATGCGCAACATGCAAC